ATATTCGTGAAAATGATAGCAACGCATGGTTAAGTTTTGAGGAGATAAATAATACTGAGACTTTTAATATAGACGATTTAAAAAATACATACGCTATCGGTGGCTGCGACTTATCAGCTACTACTGACTTAACGTGTTCTACTTTACTAATTCGTAAAGCTAATGACGAGAAAGTATATGTAATACAACATTACTTTTTACCGCAAGCTAAAATCGATAAACTTGACGAAAAAAACACTCAAGAAGCCCCATACAAAATATGGCGCGATAAAGGTTTACTTACAGTATGCGACGGTAACAGAGTTAATTATTCTCAAGTTACAGAGTGGTTTATGCAAATGCAGCAAGAATATAAAATCGATCCTATTTTTGTTGGTTACGACAGAGCTTTAGCTGGTTACTGGGTAGACGAAATGCAGACGAACGGTTTTCAAATGGAAGCCGTCGCTCAAGGACCTTTTACATGGTCTCAACCTATGCGTGAAATGGGCGCCGCACTTGCAGATAAAAAAGTTAATTATAATAACAACCCTATCTTAAAGTGGTGTTTATCTAATACCGCAGTTAAAAAAAGCGGATTAAATAATATTCAACCTATCAAAATAAATGAACGTCGAAGAATTGACGGAGCCGTATCTCTATTAAATGCTTGGGTATTATATGTCAAGTATTATGAAGATTTTATGTATAATGTGGGGTGATTAAATGAAACATAGAAGCTTATTTAAAACTATATTCGGCGAAAAAGAAAAGCCGACACAAAATGACGCTACTGGCTTTAATATGTATAGCTTATTAAATACGTTTAACTCTACTTTCTATACCAATACTGGTAATGCGTGGGACATGGACGTTGTTAGAAGTTCTGTTGACGCATATTGTAGAAATTTTGCAAAATTAAAAGCTAAACATGTTAGAGACGGAAAGACTGGAAAATCAAAGATAGAAAAATTATTAAATTACAGACCTAATCCACAAATGGAAGCTTATAGCTTTTATTATAAAATTGCTGCTAATTTAAAATTAACAAACAATGCTTTTATTTACCCAGAATTTTCAACAAGTGGCGAAATAGTCGCCTTCTGGCCTTTAATGTCTAATCGATTAGAATTATTAGAAAAGAACGGACAACTATTTATTAGATTTACTTTTAATACAGGAAAACAAAAAGTCGTACCATACGACAATATTATTCACTTGAGAGGACATTTCTTCGACCACGACATTTTTGGTAGTAAAAATACTGCTTTAAGACCAGCGTTAGATACTGCTAATGTCATAAATCAGGGAGTGTCTAATTCGGCTAAGTTAATAAATAGTATACGTGGTATCTTATCAGCTAAAATATCACAAAAAGACGAAGATTTAGCAAAAGCTAGAGATAAGTTTGTTGAAAATAACTTTAGGATTTCTTCTAATGGTAGCGGTGTTATTGTAACTGATACGAAAATGGAATATACGCCTATTAACGAGAAATCAGTACCTATTAACTCAGACCAATTATCATATACAAAAAATGCTATTTATGATTATTTCGGTGTAAATGAAAGTATAGTACAAAATAAATTTGACGAAAATCAATGGACTGCCTTTTATGAGGGAGGTATTGAGCCAGTAGCAATACAAATGTCTCAATGTTTTACTAATGCTTTATTTACAGAAAATGAGCGTAATTTTGGAAATGAAATTATGTTCGAAGCTAATAGATTACAGTACGCGTCTACTAGCACTAAAGTAACAGTAGTTAAAGAACTTTCTCCTATGGGTGTCTTAATGAAAGACGATATAAGAGAAATATTTAACATGTCGCCTTTACCTAATGGCGAAGGTAAGAAAATCTTACAGTCTCTAAACTGGATCAATGCTGAAAAAGCAGACGAATATCAGTCTAATAAAACAACTACTCCGCCTACGGAGCCACCTAAAGAGGAGCCGCCTACTACGGAGCCAGTTAATGTGAATCCAGACGGAGATATAAAAGATAAAGCCAATGAAAATAAAGGAGGTGTCGAAAATGGCGAATAACGAAAATAAAGAAATTAAGGTTAAGAAGCTTAATAGTTTTATTAGTGTCGAGCTCTTAAAGAAAATGAAAGAAAAAGAGCCAGATACAAAATTTATTTTACCTAATGGAAAGGAGGCCGTTTTAAATGACAAAAAAGAACAACCTAATAAATAAATCTGGTCGTGAAATTCGTTCTTTTAGTTCTTTTGAATTAAAAGAATTAAGAAGCGATAACGGAGATACACAAGATTACGTACATGGTGTCCCAGTTGTTTTTAATACCCCCACTTGTATATACGAGTATGAGGGAGTAAAGTTCTATGAAGTAATAGACCGCCATGCCTTTGATAATTGCGATATGTCTGACGTTATATTTAATTATAATCACGGTGGACGTGTTGCAGCTAGACTTAGAAATAATACTCTAAAACTAGCTTTAAATGACGTCTGTATGGAAATGGACGCATTTCTTGGGGGTACTAATTTTGGTAGAGACCTTTTAGAAGATATAAGAGGTGGCTACATAGATAAAATGAGTTTTGCCTTTGTTGTAGCAGCTGACGGCGAAGAATATGATCCAGCTACTCATACTAGGACAATAACTCGAATTAAAAAGCTATACGACGTATCAGCGGTTGATATACCAGCGTATGATACAACAAGTATCTCGGCTAGGGATTTCTTTTCGGTGGAGTACGAAAAAGAAAAAAGAGCTTTGGAGCAAGCTAAACTACGTGAGATATGTATAGCAAAATCTAAAATCTAAGAAGTTCGATAAGGAGGAAAAGAAAATGAACGAAAAAAGATTAAAAGAAATTCAAGCTAGAAAAGCTGAAATTAGAAGTCTTTTAGAAGACACATCTAAGGACGTTAATATTGAAGAAATCAATACAGAATTAGACGCTTTAAACGCAGAACAAAAATCACTAGAAAAAAGAGCAGAATTAGCTAAAAGTATTGAAGCTGGAGAAGTTGATCCAGATAATACAGAAGCTGCACCAGGAGCAGACGAAGAAGAAGAAGGAGGAGAAAATAATATGGACGAAAAAGAAAAAAGAAATTCTATGTCTAAAGAAGTTAGATCATTTTTAAAATACATGATTACTGGAGGTAGAGAAACAAGAGGCGTTACTCTAAACAACGGTCAAGCAGTTGTACCAGAAGAATTAGATAATGAAATCATAACAGAAATGCGCGAAGTATCTGACGTAATGAACTTCATTAACTTAAAAAATGTTAGAGGTAATTTACGTGTTGGTAACTTATCAGCTATCGGAGCTAATAAAGATAAAGACGGAGACGCTATCGTAGAAAATGGCGGAGTTACTGGAGAAGTTACTTTCGGATCATATAGAACTAGCGCTAAAATTGAATTAGGTGTTGGTTTAGACGCTGAAAGTTTAGACGCATTTAAAGAAATTGTTGTATCTGAATTAGCTTTAGCTTTAGCTATTGAATTAGAAGCTCAAGTTATGAAAGGTACAGGAACTAATGAAGCAGAAGGTTTATTCACAAAAGAATTACCAGAAACTCAAAAAGTTACTGCTACTATTGAGACTTTAGGTCATCAAAAATTAGCTGCATTAAAAGGTAAAATCCGTCGTGCTTATGGTAAACGTGCTAGTTACGTAGTAAATACTGATACTTTCCATAACTATATTGAAGGTATGGTTGGAGAAGATAAACACCCTATCTATAATTCAGATAGTGAATTATTGTTAAAGAAACCTGTTATCATTTCTGACGAAGCACCTAAAGGAAAAATCTTATTCGGTTATGGTAAAAGATATTGGTACAACTACAATGTTGCTCCACAAGTTGCTAGTTCAGAACACGAAAAATTTAGCGAAGGTTTAATAGTACATAGAGCTCTATCATTTGGAGACGGCCACGTTATGGATACTAAAGCTTTCGCAGTATTAGAAATTACTGACATAGCTGAAACTGCTGAGGTAGAAGCATAATGAGTAAGTATAAGTTAAAAGTTTTACAAAACTTTAAAGACAAATATACTTCTAAATCTTACGTGGCTAATCAAGTTATCGAAGTTGAAGAAGAAAGAGCTTTCGAGTTACTTTCTTCTGATCTTCACTTGGTAAAATATGTTTCTCGTGAAGAAGCAAAAAATGGTAATTCTAATGCTGAAATAAAAGCTTTAAAAGAAGAAATTACTACTCTTAAAGCTGATAATGACGCAGTTGTAGCAGAAAATGATACAGTTAAAGCAGAAAATGAAGCTTTAAAAGAAGAAATCACTACTCTTAAAGCAGAAAATGAAGATTTAAAAGGTAAAGTTGCTGCTGCTGACGCTACTGATTCAAGTTCAGAAAATAGCGACGATAAAAATAAAAATAAATAATAAAAATAATGATTAAGGAGTGATATTATGGAAGAAAATAAAATCAGTACAGAGTTTTTAACAGAAGCTCGCGGATTTCTTCGTATTGCAGCTAACGATACTGTAATAAATAATGAAATCACTACTCTTATTAAAGCTTGTCAAAAAGACTTAATAAAAAACGGTATTACTCCTACTATGGCGGCTAAGATAGAGACGGACAGTTTAATAAAAATGGCTGTCCTTCTTTACTTAAAAGCTGAGTTTGGATTAGATAATAAGAATTATGAAAAGTTTAGAACGTCTTACGAGACGTTAAGAATTGAATTAGCTTTAACAGACGAATATATAAACGATTCTAAAGAAAGTGAGGCGTCTTAAAATGTGGTGTGATATTCTCTATTTACTAGAAGAAATCGAAACATTTGATAAGCTTAATCGTCCCCACCGTTCTTATAAAGAAACTAAAGTTTACGCAAATAAAATATCAGTAAAAAGAACTGAATTCTACCAGGCGCAAGCTGCTGGCTTTAAACCAGAAAAATGTTTTGAAGTCAGAACAGTTGAATTTAACGAAGATATACATACTCACGTCAAATATAATGACGTAGTTTATAAAATACTACGTTCTTATGAAAAAGACTCCGAAATAACAGAGTTGACTTTGACAGGATTAGCTAATAATCATGAGTAGTAATTCTAGCTCCGTTAAATTTATAGATACTTCTCACGAAGTTAAAACTACTATGGTAAAACTCTCTAAATCTGCGTTACGAGCTTCTGCTAAAGTAGCTGGTAAAGCTATTAGAGAAAACACTAAGAAATATACTGCTCGACTTTCTAAGCAAGTCGGCTACTGGGCTAAAATCGACCGTAATACAGGACAACCAGAATTACAGATCGGTTATTACTCTAAAGCTACCGCTAAGAAGAAAGGAAAGCCACTCTCTCACGCTAATCCTATGTGGATCGAGTTCGGTGTAAATCCACATATTATTAGTATTAAAAATGCTAAGACTCTTACAGACGGTAATATCGATTATGGTAAATCGGTACAACACCCAGGTCTTAGAGGAGAAAGTACATTAAGAAATAGTGTTATTGAAAACATAGAGGAAATAAGAGCCGCGCAAGAACAATATTTAGCCGAACTAAATAAGACTATTGTTGAAGCTGGCGGAAAAATTGAAGAAAGCGAGGAGGTCGAAGATGCCTAATGATACAGAGTTCTTTATAGGACTACAAGAATTCTTAAAATCTAAAAATATTATTGATATTTATTATGAGGAAGCTAGTAAAAAAGCTAAATTCCCCTATGGCGTAATAAGTGATCCTGTTAATTCTAATTTAAGATATGGTGTTTTAACTTATTTTGATATAAATATATGGTCTAATGAGCCCAATATAGGATTAGAACTTGAAAATAAATTACAAGAACTAATTACTATATTAGACGGTCATATTTTCTCTAAAGAAAGAGCCGTTATTTATTTTGAAAGTAAGAAACCTGTATCTGATCCAGAATTCGAACTAATAAAAAAGAAAATAACATTTAGTGTAAGAATATTTTAAAGGAGGTATTACAAATGTTAAGAGTTTTTACTGAAAACGACGTTAAGAAAATTCAAATCGACGAAGGTATTGTCGTATTCAACATGGGACAAGACGACGAGTTAATCGTAGGACCTACTCGTGGTGGTGCTGAAATGACAATAACACCAGAAATAAGAGACATTGAATTCGACGGTCGTCGTGGAAAAACTGCAGGTATGCAAGTTATAGACGGCGAAGACGCAGCTATTAAGATAATATCTTTATGTTGTAGTCAAGAGTTATTACAAAGAGGTTTACCTAACTCTGTTTTAGATAAAGAATCTGGTGTAATCACTCAGGGTAATTTTGGTGTTATTAACACAGAAAAATACCTTAAGACTATTGACGTAATTACTCAAATGTTAGACGGTACTTATAAAGTATTAACATTTAATTACGGATTACATGAAGGAGCATTTACTTATAAAGCAGCTCCTAAAGCTGAAAACGAACATAATCTTGAAATTATACCACACTACACTATTGACGATAGTAGTAGATTATATAAAATCGAAGATTATGATACATGTCCTATAACAACTGGAGAATAAAAAATAAATAATTTATTCTCCTTTTTGTTTTCTATTTGAGCGATAACAAAAGGGAGAATAATAGAAAGAAGGAAATTATGAAAACAGAATATTT